AGCAGAAGCAGAGGATTATGGAAATCAACCCATATTTGATGTTTCTAAACAACGACGTCACATCGCTGATATCAACAACATACCCCTATACAGGGCCACCTCCAATGTCACATGGATCATCAACCAAATACACTTTGGAAACTATTAAAAGAACATATGACTACTCAAGAACATCAGTTGAAAAAACATCGAAAGTTTTCAATATACCAAGAAGAAAGTTTTGCAATTGTCTTGAAGACAAAGATGAGTTGGTAAAACCAACAGGAAACGTTGATATCAGTTCCTTGTTGGGCCTTGCAGAGATGATGGAGAAAAGAATGGGGGAAGGATTTTTTAAGCATTGTGTAATGGAGGCAGAAACAGAAATACTTAAAATGCACTTCTCTAGACTTACGGAAGGAAGACAAACATATGATTGGACTTCTGAAAGAAACATGCCAGCGGCCACTGCTTTGCAACTGACAGTTGATGCCATAAAAGAAACAGAAGGACCATTTAAAGGGACAACAATGCTTGAATATTGCAATAAAATGATAGAAATGCTTGATTGGAAAGAAGTTAAATTCAGAAAAGTCAAAACAATGGTGAGAAGGGAGAAAGATAAAAGAAGTGGGAAGGAGATAAAAACTAAAGTACCTGTAATGGGAATTGACTCAATTAAACATGATGAGTTTTTAATTAGAGCATTAACTATTAATACCATGGCCAAAGATGGGGAAAGAGGGAAATTGCAAAGAAGAGCAATTGCAACACCCGGTATGATAGTAAGACCATTTTCAAAAATTGTTGAAACTGTAGCACAGAAAATATGTGAGAAATTGAAAGAAAGCGGTCTACCTGTTGGTGGTAATGAGAAGAAAGCAAAACTTAAGACTACTGTTACTTCTCTCAATGCCAGGATGAACAGTGATCAGTTTGCAGTTAATATAACTGGAGACAATAGTAAATGGAATGAATGCCAACAACCTGAGGCTTATTTAGCACTTTTGGCTTACATCACCAAAGACTCCTCTGATTTAATGAAAGACTTATGCAGTGTTGCTCCAGTGCTTTTCTGTAATAAGTTTGTGAAACTTGGACAAGGAATAAGACTTTCAAATAAAAGAAAAACAAAGGAAGTCATAATAAAAGCTGAGAAAATGGGAAAATACAAGAATCTAATGAGAGAAGAATATAAAAACCTTTTTGAACCCTTAGAGAAATATATTCAGAAGGATGTCTGTTTTTTACCTGGAGGAATGCTTATGGGAATGTTCAACATGCTGTCAACAGTTCTTGGAGTAAGTACATTATGTTATATGGATGAAGAACTAAAAGCCAAAGGATGTTTTTGGACTGGACTCCAATCTTCTGATGACTTTGTTCTTTTTGCAGTTGCTTCAAACTGGTCAAATATACATTGGACAATAAGACGGTTTAATGCTGTATGCAAGTTAATTGGTATAAACATGTCTCTTGAAAAATCGTATGGTTCTCTCCCAGAACTCTTTGAATTTACAAGTATGTTCTTTGATGGAGAATTTGTGTCCAATCTTGCTATGGAATTGCCAGCTTTCACTACTGCAGGAGTTAATGAAGGAGTTGATTTTACAGCTGCAATGTCAATTATTAAGACAAATATGATAAATAACAGCTTATCACCTTCTACTGCTTTAATGGCCTTAAGGATATGTCTCCAAGAATTTAGAGCGACTTATAGAGTCCATCCTTGGGATTCAAGAGTGAAAGGTGGGAGAATGAAAATAATAAATGAGTTCATAAAAACCATAGAAAATAAAGATGGATTATTAATTGCTGATGGTGGGAAACTGATGAACAACATTAGCACCCTTCATATTCCTGAGGAAGTACTGAAGTTTGAAAAAATGGATGAACAATATAGAAATAGGGTATTCAACCCCAAAAATCCCTTTACTAACTTTGACAAAACTATTGATATATTTAGAGCACATGGCCCAATAAGGGTTGAAGAAAATGAAGCAGTAGTTTCAACTCATAGCTTCAGAACTAGAGCAAACAGAACCCTATTGAATACAGATATGAGAGCAATGATGGCAGAAGAGAAAAGATATCAAATGGTTTGCGACATGTTTAAAAGCGTGTTTGAATCAGCGGACATAAATCCTCCAATTGGGGCTATGAGCATTGGAGAGGCCATAGAAGAAAAACTATTAGAGAGAGCTAAAATGAAAAGAGACATTGGGGCAATAGAAGATTCAGAATATGAAGAAATAAAAGACATTATAAGGGATGCAAAGAAAGCTAGAATTGAAAGTAGATGAGGAGGGGCTGTTAAACCCTTTCCTCCTACTTGCACATATTTTTGTTATTCCATTAAATGAAAAAATCCTCTTGCTACTGCT